GCTGCGGCGTCTAACCTGGTGGCTGGGCCGGCATCGTTTGTATCATACAAAATACAAAACGTGACGGCACCAGGAGTGGTTGTGGGACAGGAAGGGATGTAGATGACTCTATATCGTAACCATCTCCACTTGGAGAAGTTTACCGCTACCCCGTTCAACCACGGTAGTGCTCCTGGGATCAACGCCTGATTCAACCCCAGTGCAGAGGTTGCAGACGTTTGTAGGGTGTTCAAGATTTCAGAATTCGTGACTACACAAGTGTCCCCTTGCATGCGAATGCTTGGACGGGGATAACCAGTAATGGTGCCGGCACCAGCCGGCGGCAAAGTCTGGTTATTGATTGTGAACCCACCCCTACTGGTGATGCGTGACTCAACCGTTAGTTTCCTCCGTTTGGCCGGGGGAGTTTGACCGATGTTCCTTCTTTTATTTGCCATAATGAATATTGTCGTTATTTGGCGATGTTTATATATTGTGTCTTGTTTTCGTAGTTACTGGGGGAATAATCGTACCGATGGTGAGGAGTACCAACTACAATTATTGCAAAGATGAGAGCGAGTATAGCGAAAAATGGAGCGAACGATAACTCTGGTGAAGTATCAATACAACGACAACAACCCATCGCTAGAAATTAAAGTTGTATGTCACGGTGATGGTCTGTTCTTCGGCAATGTTAGTCATCGTACCATTGCCCGTACCCTGTTGTGATTTCTGAGCTGTTTCACTCACCGCTTGACGTTTGACACCAGACAATCCACTACCATTATGCGCTCTACTCCCTCTATTAGCCCTCCCAGTCTCGCCAGTCTTAGTACTTGAGTCACTTTGGTAATCCATCTATTAAGTGTTCGCCTGACACGTGGTGCGTATCAGTTGGGATAACCTCGTCCAATTCCAGGCTGGTGGTATCATAGAACATCTCCAGCGCTTCCTGGAGATCTGGTGTGATACCAAAAGCCAAATAAAAGGACAATCGAGCTTCAGGACAAACGGGCCGGAACTCTCTATGCATCTTCCGTGCATGATATCCGATGCCGTTTGTGATGAACTCGCCAGTCTTGGTAAATTTCGTGCGACGCTGTCCAGTTTGTAACATTCGGTAGAAATTTTGCATCATAGGGATGCCTCCGTTCAAACTGATACCGCAATCGCCTACAGCCTGCAACCACTCTCGATACTGTTTGGTGGTCATACATGGGATTAAACTAGTTACATCTTTTGAAGTCACTACCGTTGGCTTTCGAATCATAATGTACTGGTTTCCATCGAACACCGGTTGGGTTTGGCAAAATTCAATGCGCTCAAAGATGTCTACGGGGTCTTCCACCTCCATGGTAAATCCAAACTGCTTGAAATAGGGGACGATTCGAGGCGTTAACTTACATAAATCCGACTTTTCACAGAC